TTACGAACGCCGATAGTATTTCCGGTGCTCCACCATGGTGCCGATGATTTCAATAGCATGCTGGTCGCTGCGAATGGAAGGATAGTCTTCGTTCAGCGGCACCAGCTCAAAGATTTCTTGCCCACCTTCATCTATGCACAAGAGCCGGTATTTCTTGAAGGTGGCTTCTTCTTCGCTGTTTTTGGCGACCACATAATCACCGGGGCGGGGCGTGAGCTCGCAATCCACAATAATCCGGTCGCCTTCCTTGAAGTCCGGCAACATGGAATCGCCCTTGATCTGCAAGGCAAAGGAACGCTCGGACAGACACAGGTCCGTCAGCAGATATTCCACTTCTTCAAACGTGAAGTTCTGACCGGGATCCCGAAACACACCTGCCTGTACATAGTTCAGCAGGGGGATACGCCGCTCGCCCATCATGGCGTCTTGCACGTTGGAGTCAAAACCGTGCTTGGCCCCAAAACCATAGCCTTGCTGATCCAGGCTATGCGCTTCCAGACCCACTTCTTTTTCTATGGCTCGCGCCACTCGTTCGCCAATGCTGCGCCCACCGTTGTAGGTGGATGACAGGTACTGGGCCAGTTGCGCCCGTGTGCGCCCAATAGAGCGCGCAAAGTCAGCCGCGTTGCCGTGAGCGCGGTCTTCAATCAGGCGTTGCAGGTTTCTGCGGCGAATCGAGTAAATATCCATACCCGACATTAAAACAAGAAAAAACTAAACATAGGTTTAGATATTTCTTTTCTTTACGTTTAGAACTATCTATACTCAATGCATGAACGCTAAACACATCATCGAAGAAATGGGCGGTCGCCGAGCCGTATTGCGTATCACAGGCTTGAGCAAAGGCCGCATATCTCAATGGGAGAAGGCTGGTGTCATACCGCGCGTCTGGCAACTGGTCTTCCATCACATGAACCCGGTGGTGCCCGCCCCAGCACCCAAAGAAAGCTCTAGAAATATCTAAGCATTTACGACGGGTTTGGCTTGCAAGCCATGCCTGACAGTTCGATTGCGTCATGGGGTGACGCAGTTCTTGTGCCCTTGGGGCATTGCCTATCAATCGGATGTTCGTGGCCTGTTTGGGCCAGGGGTCCTGCTGCGCGTCATATTTTTGCAAATACATCAGAGGCGTGCGGTTTTTCAGGCGGGGGTGCCATGAAAACACGTATTCACAACCATCGACACGAGTTTGCTTGTCGATGGCTCACACAGTCAGGAGCGTGCCTATGAGCAATATGCCGTGGTTTCGCGCCTATACCGAGATGGTGGACGACGAGAAGTTGCGTCTGCTGGCTTTCGAGGACAGATGGCATTACGTGGCCTTGCTCTGCCTTAAAGGGCAGGGCGTGCTAGACAGCGAAGACACGCTGATGCTGCGCAAGGTGGCCGTCAAGCTGGGCCTGGACCTGCGCACCTTGGACGATGTGGTGCGCCGCTTAAGCGAAGTGGGCCTGATCGACCAGGAAACTTTGCAGCCTCTGGCGTGGGACAAACGCCAGATGAAATCCGACAGCAGCGCGGAGCGGGTGGCGCGTTTTCGGGCCAGAAAAAAACAGGAGCAAGACGGTAACGAGGGTAGTAACGCGTCCGTAACGTTACCGAAACGGCCGGGTAACGCGCTAGATAAAGAGACAGATAAAGAAGGAGAGACAGATACAGAAAAAACAAAAGCAGGTCGCAAGGCTCCGGCGCTGGAGTTCTCTGCCTGGCCTGCTGAACCCCGTGCCGAAGTGATCGCAGATTATCTGCGCCATCGCCGCGAGATCAAAGCGCCCTTGACGCAAACCGCCCTGAACCGCCTGGGTTCCGAAGCCCACCGTGCCTTGGAGATGGGCTACAGCGTGGACGACTTTCTGGCCGAGTGCATGTTGCGTGGCTGGCGCGGGGGCAAGGCCAGCTGGCTGGAAGGACGCAACGAGCCCCGTGCAGGTCAGGCGTCGGGCTTTGATCCCCTGGCTTATGTGAACCGTCATCGGCAACGCGAGGAGATAGACGATGTCATCGATATCTGATTTTTCCAACCCCTGGCTGCTGCGTCATACCAAGCTGGAAGGCATCAGCCTGATGGACCATTTGTACAACCGGCTCAATGGCATTTATCCGAACAAGTTCCGCTCCAACTTTCGGGACAAGCAAGCCATTGAAGACTGGAAACAGGCCTGGGCCGAAGCTTTTGACGAGGAAGGTGTCTCGCCCAATGACGTGGCACTAGGCATCAAGAATTGCCGTCGCATGTTTGATTGGCCCCCCAGCTTGCCGGAGTTCTTGCGCGCGTGCCGCCCTCAACTGGAACCAGAAACCGCCTTTTTCCAGGCTGTGCGTGGCATGCAAGCACGAGTGCGAGGAGAAATGGGCGAGTGGTCACACCCGGCTATCTATCACGCAGCAATCAGCATTGGACAGTTTGACATGCTGAATCAGGCCTACACGCAGCTGGAACAACGCTGGCACAAAGTGCTGGGAGATCACCTGGCCAAAGGACAGTGGCCAGAAATCCCGCCGCCTCGATTGGCCCTGACCTCCCCGCAAGACTGGGAGCAAGGGCGCCGGGAAGGGCAACGACGCGTGCGCGATCTGGCTCAGGTGATTTCGGGCGACACCAACAAGGACCCGCGAGTCTGGGCGAATCGGATCTTGGCCCGCCCGGAAGCGTGTTCCTTGGCCGTGCTGAAGATGGCCAAAGCAGCCTTGGGCAAGGAGTGAACCAGCCATGGATCTGACAACACGACTTCATCAAGAGGTGCATCAGGCGATCACCGGAGCAACTGCCCATCGCTACAGAGCACTGCTGGCTTTGCAGCGGAGCGGCCAGATCAGGCATTTGGTACAGCAGCCATCCTGGAGTCTGGTGCCACGGCTTTTCAGCCACCTGATACCTGCCGGCAGGATTTGCTATATCGCGGATTTTGCCTACACGGACAACAGCAGCGGCGATCGCATTGTGCAGCTAAGCGGCGATCCAGAAAGCCTGTTCCAAAGCATCAAACGAATTTTGCTGACCCGGATGCACGGCATCACCGTTCATCGGGCTTGAAGGAGGAACCCACATGACAATCAAAGCAGAAAAAAAGCAGGGTCTGAGCGGCGACGATTTGCTCTGGAATTGGGCCCGTTGGTGCTGGTCCGGGCAGACCGTGGGCAATATGGAACGCTACGTTCCCTGGCAAGAGGACTTTCGGCCCATACATCAAGACCACGCTTTGGCGGTTGACGCCCTCTACCAGCGCCTGCCGCATTACCAAGCCATGGTCATCCAGGCCGAGTACCCGCGCAAGAACGCTCAGTACGGTCATTTGACCGCCAGCGAACGCCAGGCCACAGCCCGTTTGTGGATCAAAAAGGTGACTGGCGCGGTCCTTCGGGATGAAGACTACCGCCGCCATTTGATGGATTTCAGAATCACAGTCGAGAAGGAGATTTTGCGGTGAAGTATGCAGCCGAAGTCATAGACCTGTTAGCGGCCTATCCGGGACGAGAGTTCCGCATGATCCAGATTGTGCGGCACGTCAGCAAAGGCATGGAGCTGTCCACGGCCCAACGCAACGCCATGCGCGAAGGGGTCAAGCGTGTGCTGGCGCAATTGCAGGATTCAGGTCAGGTGGACAAGATCAAAGAGGGTGAAACCTCTGCCTTTTACGCCTGGCGTTGCAGTCTGCAACATGGTCCGCTATGAATCTGCAAGGCTAATTGCAATAATGGGCGTGCAAAGTTGCGTCCAATGCAAACGAAACAACCCCGAGCAAGAAATTGCTGCGGGGTTTTTTTATGCCTGGTCACAGCAACCCACGCACAGTCGTCGATTGGCCGTCAAGCAGATGGCCAGGACCGTTCAGGAGAACTACACAAGATGAACTTTGAACAGATCAGTAAAGCCATTATTGATCACATGGTGGCATTGACCGGGATTGCTCAGGAGCGCATCGAGTATCCCAATGCCCATGCAGTCTTTACCCCGCCGGATACGGGCGTCTGGTGCCGTTTGCTGATCAAGAATACCGATTCGGAAATCTCGGGCATGGGTGCGAGACCCTACACCCGCAAATTGGGCGAGATTCTGATCGAGTGTTTTGATCGTTTGGGTCAGGGCCGTCAGGAGCTGGATCGCCTGAGCGATGCCGTAGATGAACACTTTTCCTTCTGGTCTGAAGGAGAGTTGGAATGCCTGGGCCTGAGCCAGGTCGACGTGGCAGCGGATGACCCGCAAAAACGGCCACAACGCGAAGAGTTTTACCAGATCAACCTGACCGTCCCGTTTCGGGCCGGTTGATTTTTTACCTGTTTTTTTGTGCCGACCTCGCGTCGGTTTTTTTTTGCCTGCATACAGGAGAGATGCATTATGAGTTCTGGCGCTAAAGTTACTAGCTACCTGGTTAAAGAAACCGTTCCCGGTGTAACCCCCGGTTCGGGCTGGCAGACGCTGCGCGTTACCGGCAACACACTGACTCCTACCCTGAACAAAGAGGAGTCCGAAGAAATCACCGATTCGCGTATTGGTCAGGGTTCGATCGTGACCAGTATTGATATTGGTGGCGACATCACGGGCGAACTGTCCTACGGCACCTTTGACGAGCTGCTGGCCGCTGCCTTCTACGGCGAGTGGAAAGAGAGCAAGCTGAGCGTGGGCGAGACCCGCAGCACCTTCAGCCTGGCCAAAGCCTATCGTGACGTGGATGTCTACGCGCTGTTCAAGGGTGCACATGTCAGCACCTTTGCCCTGGAAGTGCCTGAAGAAGGCAAAGCCACCGTAACCTTCACCATGTCTTGCCTGGATTACGAAGACAAGGAAACTCCCTTTGCCACCGATCCGGCCGAGCCCAGCCAAACACCTTTCATGTCCTCGATCAGCGTGGGCGATGTGAAAGCCAATGGTGTGTCTTTGGCTGGTCAGGCTTGCGTATCGGGCCTGACCCTGAACATCGACAATCAGTTGCAGACCCAACGCTGCTTTGGTGCCGAGCGCTTGGGCCCCGGCGCCCTGATTGAGACCGCAGCAGCCATCACCGGCACAGTGACCCTGGCTTGGTCCCAGAAGGCTTGGGAGCTGTGGAAGAACCAGTTCAAACGCACCCCGATCGCCATTTCCTTCCCGATCACCGACTCCCTTGGCAACAAGTACGAGATCGATCTGCCCGCCATTGAGGTCGATGGTGACCTGCCTAACGGTGCCAAGGGCGACATTCTGAAAGTGGAGCTGAACTTCACTGTGGCCAAGCAAACCCCTGTGCTGACGCGTAGTCCTGTTGCTGCGCCTGCACCTTAAGGAGTGATGGCATGGCTTTGAAGATTAATCGCCTGGAATCGGTGCTGAGTCAGGAGCGGTGGGAGGATTATGACGAGGACGTGTCTTTCAAGATTGCGGCGCTTGATACCGAGGCTTATCAAATAGCCTTGGAGCGAGCTCGCCGCTTGATTGCACGGGAAGATGCAGGGCATTCACTGGCGGCTATTCGTGTTTCAAGTAACGATGTCCGCGAGCACGATGTTCAGTGCCAGTTGTTGAGCACGTATATCGTCAAGGACTGGAAGGGTGAGGTCCTTGATGAAGCGGGCAATGTCATTCCTTATTCGCCCGAGAATGCGACCAAGTTGTTGTCAGAGAACACAGACCTTTTTGTCTGGGTGATTGCGACAGCGGCCCATGTTGCGGCCAATGCGAAGAAGGAGGCCCAGGAAACCGTGGAAAAGTCCTCGCCCGGTTCCAGTGGGAAAAAGAGTGGGCCGGGCAAAATGAAAAGCGCAAGCTGATTCATTCGACTCTCGGTGCTCAGATCCCGGATGAACCTCCCAGTGATCCCATTACGGATCATGTCATCCGTGTTTATTGTGCTGCAGACCGTTGTCGAAGTGTGATTGTCGGAATGGGCGGGGCGGTGCCATTGCCCCTTTCTACCGAGAACATAAGCGCCGTGGTCCAGGCATACGGAACCCCACTGCCCCGGCAAGAGTTGGATATGGCTGTGTTTGAGCTTGATCGCTTGGAACGCAGTTGATTGCCTGGTGGTGGGAGCAGGAGGTGGGCCAGCTGGGGTTGCACGTTTACCTGGCTGGCCCAATTGTTTTGATAGGGTTCAGGTCCTGAGATTTGAATCAGCGTCTATGTGCGGTTTTCCCTGCTTTGGCAGGGTTTTTTTTATCTGGAGAATTTGAATGGCGCAAGAGTCTCGATTGACTATTACGCTCGATACTCGGTCGGCGGAGCAAGGTGCCAAAGATCTGACGCTTGCCCTAAATGCAATGGAGGCGGCTGGCATTCGTGTTGCGGCCATGTCGGATCGAGTCAATGGCAGTATGGCAGGCGTCAGTCATGCGACCCTCTCAAGTGCTGCCTCAGCCGCTGTGATGGACCGAGTGTTGAAGTCTGCCTTAAGTAGTTTTTCGGCCATGGATTTGATTGAGATGGCCGAGCAGTGGGATAGCTATGCCGAGCGCATGGCGGTTGCGACGCAGTCTTTAGGCGAGTACGACCAGGCCCAGGCACGGGTGGCGCAGCTTGCTCAGGCGACATCCCGCCCTATTGATGAAACACGTGAAGCATTCATCGCACTTTCCCCGGCTTTGCGGGAGATCGGTCTTGGTTTTGATCAAAGCATGGATGCAGTAGGGGCTTTTTCTGGACTGTTGGCAACGAATGGGGCTAGTGCAGATAGCGGCGCAGTCGCCATGGAGGCGTTTGCCAATTCGTTTCGTACCGGTGCAGTTAATGCCAGTGACTGGGCGCAGATTACTGGTACTGTTGATTCCCTGATTTCCCATATGGCCGACAGCACAGGGAAAACGACGGCAGAGATTGATCAGTTGGGCAGGAGTGGGCAGATGTCTGCCCAGATGTTGGCTCAAGGGTTGGCATCTTCTTATATCCCTGCCTTGCAGCAACTGGAGTTGATGCCCAAGACAGTCAGTGGCGCGCTGACAAACTTGAACTCGGCATTTAGCGAGTACGTAGGCAATACGAATAACTCCTTGCAAGCAACGACATTGTTGGCTTCGGGAATCAACTTCATTTCCCAGAATTTTGAGTCGTTTGCAGATGTTCTGGGGACTGTGGCCCTGGGTGCACTGGGGGTCTATACGTCGCGGACGATTGGTGCTGTTGCGGCAACTGTGAGTGCCACTGTGGCGAGCCATACCAAGGCTGCTGCTACGCTTGCTGCTGCCAGAGCGGAAGCACAAGCTGCGGCTGCGGCTTTGACAAGCGCACAAGCGAATCTTGGGTTGACTACGACCCATGCGCAGGTGGCAACAGCAAAGCTGGCGGACGAGGCTGCCACAAAGCGCTTGGTAGCCGTGCAATCAACCAGTGTAAGTACTGGTAGAGCATTGCTGGGCGTGTTGGGGGGGCCGGTAGGGCTTGGTGTTACAGCAGCACTCGCAGCTGGGTCGTTTTTGCTCTTTAGTAATAATGCAAATACTGCAGAGAAAAGTGCAAATAGTTTCCGTGGCTCGGTCGATTTGCTTAGTGTGTCACTCAATAAAATGGGAAGGGCTGCACTTGAGAATACCAAGTGGAAAATCGGAGAAGAACTGGTTGGTTTAGGGAAGGACATAGCTTTTTACAAGATTCAGCTTCAGAGTTTGGGCTCGCAGATGCATGCGATGCCAGATAAGAGTTCGCCTCTATATGAGCAGTTGAGTCGCCAGAGTAGGGATCTTTTTGAGACGTACGAAGTAGCGATGACGCGGGCGGAGGGCTTGCGATTAAAGTTTGAAAAGATTACAGAGTTGCTCAGTGCTCCTATCAGTGCTGGTGTGGAACAAGCATCGGAGGACTTTGTGAAGTTTGAATCCCAGATAGATCGTCAGATTGCACTCACTGGTAAAGCTAGTAATGCTGCATTGCTTCGATATGATCTGGAAAAGGGTCTGCTTGGGAAAATGAGTGATGAAGAGCACAAGCGAGCCCTTGAGAAGATCGAGATGTTAGAAGCTGTTGAGCGTGCGGAAGAGGCTGCTCGCAACGCTGCTGGGGCTGATATGGGAAGTCAGCAAAAGAAGGGAGTGAATCCGTTAGTTCAGGGGTTGCAGGATCAGGTAGCAGTGCTCGGGATGTCTGAGCGTGAGATGTTTAACTATCAGCTGCGACTTTCAGGAGCCTCAGAGAAGGAGATGGGGCTCGCAAATGCGTTGTTCGAAACTAAAGAGGCTTTTGAGCAGGCAAAAGTAGCCCAGGACGCATATAAGTCGCTTATGTTGGAGTTGAGCACAGAGGAAGAGCGCAGTACGGATACTTTTAAAAATAGAGTCCGTGTTTTGAATGAGGCGGGATTGTCTGCCGATGAATATTCCAATGCAATACAAAAGCTGGTGCAAAGCAGCATCTCTGTAGCACCTCAGTTCAATGAGCCTACCAGTACATTGGGAGGGGGGATTGGAGAGTTATTGAATGTCACACGAGGTGAGGCTGCACTGGATGAGTGGCGTGCAAAAGAGTTGGCAGAAAAGGCTGCGTACTTTGAGACCTTGGAAGGTATGGAGGAGGAACATGCTGCAGCTATTTTGGAAATAAATACGCGTTACAACGAGCAGCAGTCGATTCTATCTGAAGCATGGCGGTCAGCGACATTATCTAGTTTTTCGACTGTGACTAGTGATGCTATGCAAATGCTGAAAGCGTTGGGGCAAGAGGGATCGACAGCTTATAAGGTTCTTTTTTATGCCAATAAGGCCGCTAGCATTGCCCAAGCAATTATTAATACAGAAGTCGCTTACACCCAGGCTATGGCGATTCCAGGTGGAAAGGGACTGGCAATAGCGCCGTGGATTCGCGGGATGGGCTACGCCTCGGTCGCTATGATTGCGGCTACTTCTTTGAGCGGGATGGCTCATGACGGTCTTGACCAGATACCGCGTGAGGGCACCTGGTTGCTGGATAAAGGTGAGCGGGTGCTTAGTTCTAGACAAAATAATGATCTCACTTCTTATCTTCAAAGAGCTAACAAGACTTCTGCAGGGGGCGCACAGTCAGCTCCAATTAATGTCGAGGTGAATATTTCTAGTAATGGTTCAGCCCAAATGCAGACTAGTGGTGGCAGTCAGGCAGATGCCAGGCAACTAGGTGAATTGATTGCCGGGCAAGTTCAGAAAGTGCTGGCCAGTGAAATGCGGCAAGGCGGCTTACTGTGGAATCAACAACAAGGGTATGCATGATGAATACATTTACTTGGGCGGCGGAACAGCAAAATATGGTGCAAGAGGTTGAGTTCCAGGTTTTGTCAGCCAAGCTGGGTGATGGTTATGTACAACGGGTGGGCAAAGGGATGAACTCCAAAGACGCCAAGTGGTCTTTGGTGTTTTTGGGGCGACAGCAGCGTATTGATGAGATCACAGAGTTTTTGGATGAACATGCTGGATGGTGCTCTTTTCTTTGGACCCCACCTGGGCAGAGCACGGCGATTGTTACCACTTGTGGTGCCTATTCGCAGGAACATCAAGGCGCCGATGTTTGGCGACTGTCCGCAACTTTTGAGAAGGGGTTTCAACCATGACGATTACTGCAGATCTACAAAAGTTGGAGCCTGGTGCCATCGTGGAGTTGTTTGAGCTTGATGCTGAAGAAATTGGTGCTGGCACGTTTCGTTTTCATGGCTATTCGCAAGATACACCGATTTGGTGGCAAGGAAAAAGGTATGAGCCATGGGCTATTCAAGCGACAGGATTTAAACGCGCAGGTGAAGGGCGCCAAGCGACTCCTAAAGTGCAGGTGGGAAACATTGGTGTGGATGCTCAGGGCAAGCCTGTGCCAGGGGTGATTTCCGCCTTGTGCCGGATGTATGGGGATTTAGTTGGTACACGATTTATTCGGCATCGTACCTTAGTGAAATATCTTGATGAGGCTAATTTCCCGGAGGGTAATCCTGGGGCAGATCCTACGCAGTCTTTTCCTCTTGAGGTGTGGCTGATTGAGCAGAGGTCTGCCAGTAATGCCGAAGCGGTAGAGTTTGAGTTATCCAGCCCGTTGGATTTCCAGGGGCAGCGATTGCCAGGACGCCAAATTATGACGTATTGCTCTTGGACGCGTATCGGTGGCTATCGTGGGCCTTATTGTGGTTACACAGGTTCAGCCATGTTTGATAAGAATGATCAGCCAGTGCAGGACCCTGCTTTAGATCGTTGTCCTGGTTTTGTCCGTAGTTGCCAGTTGCGGTGGGCTAGTGTTCAGAACTGTCAACCTGAGGAAGCAGAGATTTCATTTGGTGGTGAACCGGCGGCTGATCGCCTCCGTTAACGATTGCGATGTATTGGATGACCGCTATAGGCGGTTTTTTTTATGGGTGTCATATGAATAAAAAAACCATAGAAGCGATTAATGCGCACGCCTTGGCTGAGTATCCACGTGAGGCAGTGGGTTTTGTGGTGGCTAAAGGACGCAAGGAAATTTATGTGCCCGGAGTGAATGTGGCTAGCGAGCCTGAAAATTTTTTCATAACTCGTCCGGAGGATTGGGTGCAAGCCCAGGAGCAAGGTGAGTTGATCGCTTTTGTGCACTCACATCCGAATATGTCGGCTGCGCCCAGCCAGGCGGATCGTGTGGCATGCGAGGCAATGGCTGAATATGTAAAACCTTTGGAGTGGTTGATTGTTTCAGTGATGCCAGGTGCAGGTACTCCTCAGGTACGCGAGATGGAGTCCTTCCGCCCAGAAGGTTATCAGGCCCCTCTGATTGGTCGTCAGTTTTATCACGGGGTACTAGATTGCTACACCCTGGTGCGGGATTTTTATCGTCGTGAACGGGCAGTGGTTTTGCCAGACTTTGAACGTGAGGATGGTTGGTGGGAGGGGGATGAAGAACTGTATCTTGATAACTTTGCCAAAGCTGGTTTTGTAGAAGTTGAGGATGGTCCCAAAACTGGTGATGTGATCCTTATGCAGCTGCGTAGCGATCGGGTTAATCATGCGGGGGTGTATTTGGGGGCCTCTTCCTTGGCTGAAGCCTCGCATTTACACCCTGTGCCCGATGCAATGCTGCACCATGCCTATGGTTACTTATCTGAACGAGTCCCTTACGGCGGTTATTGGGCACAGATTACTCGCAAGATTATTCGACATAAGGAGTTGTTGTGATGGCCACAGCATCGGTGAGTCAAGAGCTACGCACGATACGGTTGTATGGCAAGCTCGGTACCCGTTTTGGTCGGGTTCATCATTTGGCAGTTAATTCTCTGGCAGAAGGTGTGCGGGCTTTGTGTGTGTTATTGCCTGGTTTTGAGCGAGAACTACTGACCTCGGGGGACCGAGGCATCTCTTATGCATGCTTTCTATCCACAACGAATATCAACGAGGAAGCGTTGGAAGCACCCGTAGGCCAGGAAGAAATACGGATTGCGCCCGTGATTCGAGGCTCGAAACGAGGGGGGCTTTTTCAAACAATACTGGGTGTGAGCTTAGTCATTGTTGGTGCTTTGGTTGTCGGTGGTCATCCTGTGCTTGGATATGGGTTGATGGCTGCTGGTGCTGGCATGACCCTGGGCGGGGTATTTCAAATGATCATGCCTATGCAGGTGGGGTTAGGAACAGCGGATCAAGCAGAGAATAAAGCGTCCTACAACTTTAATGGTCCAATTAATACGACGGCCCAGGGGAACCCTGTTCCGCTAGGGTATGGGCGAAAAATAGTAGGTAGTGCTGTAGTTTCAGCTGGGATTTATTCAGAGGATCAGATGTGATGAGACTTCTTGATTACAACATTGCGGCGCCTGCGGGCGCCGTTCCTGTTTCTGGGGGCTACAGCGTCAAAGGTCACAAGGGCGGGAAGGGGGGCGGTGGCTCGACTCGTACACCGGTTGAGGACCAGGATAATCTGCACAGTATTGCTTATGCCTCGATTATCGATCTGGTCAGCGCTGGTCCTATTCATGGGTTTGCAAACAGTAGCAGCCCTTTGCGCTCTGTATACCTGGACAAAACGCCTATTGAGAATGACGATGGCAGCCTGAATTTTACAGATGTTCAATTGGAGTTCCGTGCGGGTACACAGGACCAACGGTACATTCCTGGTTTCCCGGCTGTGGAAGCTAGTTCGGCGGTGAATGTAGAGCTACGTTCAGACCAGCCATTCACACGATCTATCCAGAACATACATATCTCGGCTGTACGAGTTGGGTTGTCGGTGCGTGGTCTGAAACAGCAATCCGCTACAACCGGTGACATATCTGGCTATCGTGTTGAGTATGTGATTGAGTTGTCTACCGATAACTCAGCTTTTGAAGAAGTGCTACGAGCTGCCTTCGACGGTAAGACAACCCAGCAATATGCACGTTCTCATCGCATTGATTTGCCACGTGCGCAGGTAGGTTGGATGCTGCGCGTGCGTCGGACTACCGTTAATGCCAACAACTCTACGGTGAGTGACGTTACATACGTTGATTCCATTACAGAGGTCACTGATGCCAAGTTGCGTCGTCCGATGTCGGCTTGTGTTGGTCTGCGTGTGAATGCCAAGCAGTTTCAGAGTATTCCTTCGCGTGCCTTTGATTTGTACTTACGGGTGGTACGAGTACCTAGCAACTATGATGCGTGGACACATACTTACTCCGGGAGCTGGGATGGTACTTTTAAAGTTTCCTGGACAGACAACCCTGCCTGGATCTTCTATGACCTGGCCACGAATGCATGTGATGGCTTGGGGCGTCTTCTGCCCGCAGCTTGGTTGGATAAGTGGTCTCTTTATCAAATTGCACAATATTGTGATGAGCAGGTGCCCGACGGAAAAGGTGGTACCGAGCCCCGCTTCTCCTGCAATGTGTATTTGCAGGATAAAGCGGAAGCATGGAAAGTCTTACAGGATTTGGCATCGGTTTTTCGTGGGATTGCTTATTACGCTCAAGGGTCGGTGCAAGCAGTAGCCGATATGCCACGGGATCCGGTCTATACCTACTCGAATGCCAACGTAATTGATGGCGTGTTCAATTATGTCGGATCCAGTTTGGCGACTCGTCACACTGTTGCTTTGGTCTCCTGGAATGATGAGACTGATATGGGGCGGGCCAAGGTGGAGGTTGTTGAAGACCCGGAAGGCATGGTCCGCTACGGCGTAAGACAAGTTGAGCTAACAGCATTTGGGTGTACGTCTCAAGGTCAGGCCCAACGTATGGGACGGAGTGCTTTGTTTACCTCCCGTATGGAAACTGAGGCAGTTACTTTTGCGGTGGGTTTGTCAGGTAATTTGGCTCAGCCAGGGCAAATTATTGAAATTGCCGATTCACATTTGGCTGGGCGTCGTATTGGTGGTTTGATTCAAGCAGCAACTGATGTTGAAGTGACACTGGATGCTTCTGTTCGAGTCGTATCGGGTGATCGTTTGACGGTCGTATTACCGAATGGTGTTTCTCAGTCTCGCCTTGTGGTTGTTGAGGATGGTGAAGAAATAGAAGGACAAGTCCTGCTGGTTGACTCACCGTTTAGTCAGACTCCTGAGCCAGAGTCGGCTTGGTCTATCAGCTCGGCTGAATTGTCGACTCAGAAGTACCGAGTAGTTAGTTTGTCGGAAGGGGACGGCCTGAAATATACAATTAAAGCTGTCCAGTATGTGGATGGCAAACATGCCGCGATCGACTATGAAACCCGCGTGGAAACTCCACCGGTTAGCGTTGTTCCCCCGCCTGTTCAGAGCATTCCGGGTAATGTTTCAATCACCTCTTATCATGTCATTGATCAGGGGCAGGCCCGACATAATGCGGTGATTTCCTGGGATGCCGTTCCCAATGCTGTCGCCTATGAGGTGCAGTGGCGTCGGGATAATTCCGAGTGGGTTGTAGTCCCGCGTACGGGCTCCACCAGTGTTGAGGTTCCTAACATCTATGCCGGTGCGTATCGTGCGCGTGTACGCGCGATTAACGTCCTGGATGTGTCCAGCCTGTGGGGAAATTCAGATCTGACAGAGTTGTCTGGCAAGCTGTCTGCGCCTTTGCCTGTGACCGACCTGAGGACCAGCTCCATTCCTTGGGGTATACAAGTCAAATGGAGTTTTCCAGCGGATCCGAACATCATTGAGCGCACCGAGATCAGGTATAGCTCGACACAAAGCTTTGCAGATTCGCTGAGTGCCGGTGGTTTTGCGTATCCGACGGACTCATTCGAGCAAACAGGTTTGGCGGTGACGGCTCAGCATTTCTTCTGGGCACGTCTGATTGATAAAAACGGGACTCAAGGACCGTGGTTTCCGGCAGAGTCAAAACCCGGCATTCGGGGTGTGCCTTCTACATCGGCCAGTGACTATAACGAGCTGATCACCCCATCCATTGTGGAGGGCGGCTTGGGCGAGCTGCTGATGGGTAACATCCGCGACATCCCCAAAATCCGCGACTCCGTGGGAGATCTGACTCTTGAGCTCGGTGAGCTGAATCAACGGGTTGATGAGGTCAATGGCCAAGTGCAAGAGCTGCTTCTTGCTGATAAATGGGATTCGAAAAAAACCTATGCAGTAGGTGCTGTCGTCTTTGCCAATGACAAGATGTACCGCGCTAAAAAGGCTGTGCCGGCAGGCAAGAAGATAACGGATGCGGCGTATTGGGTGTTGATCGGAGACTTCGCCTCGATCACTGATGGTCTTGCTGCTCTGGCGGTCCAGTCGCAGGAGACGATCAGCCGAGTAGAGAGTGCAGAAGGCCGGATCCAGGCTAATGCTCAGCAGATCAATACGGTCGCAGGCCAGGTGAATGATCCGGCAACGGGCCTTGGTGCCTTGGCTTCCTCCGTGCAATCCATGCGCACTCAGGTTGAGCAACTGGAGGGTGGCCTGCGCTCCTTGTCTGACTCCACCACGGCGCTGGCCAGCAAGGTAGATGGTCTGGATGCCGCGCAGCGTGGCTTGGCAACGGCCGTTAATTCCTTGGGTACCCGTGTGACGGCGACCGAGGGCAAGCTTGATGCACAAGCAAGCAGTATCACGCAGTTGACGACCAGCGTGAACAGCGCCGATGCCAAAGCCGTTGCGGCGCAAGATGCGGCAGCGGCTGCCGCCACTGCCGCTGGGGCAAAAGGGGAGGTGATCTTTGCAGCAGCAGCTCCTGCGGCTGCCAAGCGCCTGGCACAAAATCTGTGGATCGACACAAAAAACAATGCCAATACTCCCAAGCGCTGGAATGGCAGTGCCTGGGTGGCCGTAACGGATAAAGCGGCAACGGACGCGGCAGCCGCTGCGGTGGCTGCAAAAGCTGCAGCTGATGCGGCGCAGGCTACTGCAAATCAGAAAGCGGATGCCAGTGCGGTACAGGCCTTGAGCAATCGTGTAACGGCGACAGAGCAGGATGTCAGTGCGCAGAGCGATAGCATCACAAAAATTGATGCTCGTTTGACGGCTGGTTTGGATAGTGATTCTTTGCTACCAGACTACATGATGGCAGATCCGGGAAGTTGGTATAGCTACTACTCTGCGTCAGGTGGGGATCTAAGTCCGTACTTTGTAAAAGTTGCTGATGGCAAGGTTGCGAATACTGTTTTCCGCTGGGAGACAACGACTCGCAATTTCAACTTCAACCGAGTGACTGTACCCATCACAGGGCGATACAGGTTGCGGGCCTGGATGCGTCGATCCCCCGATTCTGATGGCACGATGCGGTTTACCGCGAAATATCGCAAGACAACTGACGCTGATTCAGGTTTGCAGACGAACTACAGTTCAATGGATGTGACCTCCCAAGTACCTGCTGATGGTGAGTGGCACCTTGTGAACTTTGTCTATAAACCGAATGCAACTGTGGTTGCTGACGGGTTTACCGGCGTCCGTTTTGGTTTTGCGATTAATTATATCAACACTGCTGGGTGGGCGGATATCCAGGGTTATCGCGTCACAGCTGTAACGCAGCGCGATGATATTGATCCAGCAGAAATTGCGACCGCTGAATCTGTGAGTGTGTTGAGTGGGAAGGTGACTCAGCAAGGGAACACAATCACCTCTCAAGGTCGGGATATCACGGCACTACAAAATACCGTCCATGATCCCAAGACGGGTTTGGCAGCTACAGCGGGGGCCTTGAACGAAACCAACTCTCGGGTAACTAGCGTAGAGGGCCAGCAAGAAGCCTTGGCTACCAGTCAGCTGGTGTTGAATGCAGAAATCAAACGTCAACAGGCGGGTGAGGATGCTGACCTGGAACGAGTGCTGAATCAGTTTGATACTCAGAAAGAGCAAACCCAAATCCGGGCGTCTTTGGCTGAGTTCAAGAATGTCCAGGCTGACGAGAATCGTGCGTTGGCTGAGTCTATTACGACGCTGGAAACAGGTATCGGCAGTAATTCGGCGGCTGTTGAGCAGGTTGCGCGTTCTTTGACGGAGCTGGATGGGAAGATTGCTTCCAGCTGGGGCGTGAAGCTGCAGGCAAACCAGAGTGGGGTGAAGTATGTCTCCGGTGTTGGTTTGGATTTGACCAATGAATCTGGCGTCATGCAGTCGACCTTTGCTGTTTTGGCGGATCGGTTTGCGGTGATGCATGCGGCTAACGGGAATCCTACCAGTGTATTTTCTGTACAAGGAGGCGCCAGTATCCTGAATACGGCCTTAATCGGCAATGCATCTATTGGTACAGCCAAAATTGCTGATGCGGCAATTACAACTGCCAAAATTGTGGATGCCCAGATTACGGAAGCCAAGTTGGCCAATGCGTCCATTACAAGTGCCAAGATTGGTACCGCAACAATCGATACTTTGAACTTGAAGCCGGGGGCGATTACCAAGTTGGGATCACACTATACAGAGGGCTATAGTCGCGGAGAGACTACCTTCCCAAGCTATCGACTCACTAATGCTGTTCCAGGTTTGATCGCTTTGAAATTGAAGTTTCAATACACGTATAACTACAACTATTACAACAGCGATCGGGTCTATTTTAAGTTCAAAATTTTTGTGGGCAGTCTTGTGATTGAACACATCGTGCCAGGTGGGATGGATTGGGGAAGTACATATACCTACGATTTTGGAGGGCTGTCTGGATGGGTAGATCTTGGTCTCATCGATCCTTACGCGAAAGTTAATGTCACTGTGTACTCGAGTAGAGTTTCTTTTGAAACCCCTAGCTCCAAGTCGCAATTGGTTGGTGGCCCCTTTAGTCTCACTTTGGATTACCTGCTTATTCAGAGATAACTAATGGATATAAGAAATTTCTATACACACGATAAAAATGGTCGAATCACCGGTGTTTTTACGGAGAATGAAGAGTTTTTCCAAGTCAATCAAGGCTCTCTTAAGCTGATCCGTGGTCATGCTGATCCAAGTCGTCAATTCGTGACTGAGCAGGGCTTGCAGGATCGTCCGCCTCAAGAGACCTATTTGGATGGCAATACATTGCATCATTTGCCACAGCCCTGCGAGATCGTGATCAATACAACCAGGACTTACGCTTGGGAAAGTGTCAGTGCCGAGCTGGAGTTTGATCAACCGGGAATGTACACCATTAAGGTCATTGCCTGGCCTTATCTTGATAAGGAGTTTGTCCTTGAAGCTCAAGCATTGTGAACCCTATGCGCCGTTGCGCAGGAAATCTTATATGGAGAAGTCTGATCAGCTGGATGCTATTTTCAAGATGGCACAAGCGTTAAGGATGCAAGGTATAGCGTTACCAGAGGAAACGGTGAAATGGATTGAGCACTGCGAATCGGTAAAGACAGAATTCAAGAAAAACTGAAGGAGTGACAAGTGAATCTACAGCACTCAATTTCTCAGCTCTTTGAGAGCAATATGGGAAACCGTATTACGCCTGAGCTGGCGGCTGGGATGATTCGTGGATTAGTAGCTATTTTGGCTGCCGGAGTCCAAGTGGCCGCCACGAGTCAGGAAAGCCCAGAACAAAGCATTGAACACGCAAAGGGAGAGCCATGGCCTGGTATGACATAGGAACAGTTGAAGTCAAGGTAAATCGTGCGACTGTTACAGGAACCGGGACACAGTGGCTGTCAGGTGCTCGACAAGGTGAGGCATTCGTAGCCCCGGATGGTCGGCTATACGAGGTAGCGAATATTGCTTCTGATACTTCGTTGACCCTGGCCAAACCTTATTTAGGTGCCACAGGCACCGCTCAGAAATATGCACTTGCGCCGATGCAGGGGTATGTCAAAGAGCTGGCTGACCGAGCAGCAGGACTGTTGCCCGTCTTGGCTGATCTGGGCACGGCAGCCAAAGCAACTCTGACAGACTCCAACCAGGACGCGACTGCAGGGCGAGTCGCACGCATTGGTGACTGGGGGTTTGGTGTTGGCAGCTCAATCGCGGCTGATCCTAATATTCTTAACAACACAGTCAACGGTTTTTATCGATCTGGTTCGGGCAATACGGAAGCCCCTGACAACAATACCGGTGCTGGCTACATTAAATTTGGCTGGAGTGGAGCCTACTATAGCTTGCTATATGCCTCTCCAATAAGCGACAAGCTCTGGATTCGAAACGTCCAGAACCGGGTTGCCAAGCCATGGCAGGAACTCTTGACGCATCGAAATACGATGGTCGACAGCAATGGCTTTATTAAAAAGGCATCCCCTGTCATTCAGCTTGGTAGTACGGGCATTGAGAAGACCATGCATCCTGAAATTGCCGCAGCCAAGTTTGAGCGCCTTGGAGCTGGCCACTATCTCTTGCGCCAGGTACCGCTACTGAGTCGTGACGGCTGGTATATCGAAACCCCGAAAGATCGAAATGGCAATGTGTATTTCACCTTGGACTACGAAGAGTGCGAGCAGGACCAAACACTGACGATTCGTACCTATGAGCCTGATTACAGTACTGGACCAGCGATCAATGGCAAAGCCCTTGATATCCTTCCCGACCGTTTTGTAAGTTTGCGATTTGCCGAGGAGCCATCTCCGGCTTTACAGGATTGTGATCCTGTCGAGTATCCAGCCGCTTGAATAGCGGCTTTTTTTATGGAGTACGAATAATGAACACTCAGCATTCTGGTGCGCCGTTTTTAGTATGTGCCCAAGTAGCGGCTGAGGGGCATCACTGTCAGCAAGGAGTATGGAATGGCTTGGTATGACTTGGGGACTGTAAAAGTCACCGTAAATAGCAGCACTGTGACGGGCACCGGCACGAAGTGGCTGGCAGGTGCCCGGCAGGGCGAGGCCTTTGTTGCCCCTGACGGTCGACTGTATGAGGTGTTGAATATTGCGTCGGATACCTCCTTGACGCTGACTAAGCCTTATCGCGGTGCTACGGCTACAGGTCAGCCTTATGCTTTGGCCCCCATGCAAGGCTATGTCAAAGAGTTGGCAGATCGTGCAGCAGAATTGCTGCCCGCACTGTCGGATATGGGGAGCGCCGCCAAGGGTACTCTGGCCACATCAACGATCGATCCTGTCCCAGGGCGCGTGATGCGCAATGCAGACTGGGGTTTTGGAGGTAATTCGGGAGCGGTTGCAGACCAAGACATTCTGAAAAACCCCATTAATGGGATTTACCGATCGGGCTCAAGCGATGTGGGTAAACCTGATGGCACCAGCTCCGGATCAAGCTACTTCAAGTTTGGGTGGGGCGGTACGTATTACGGTCTATTGTATGCATCGCCGGTTCAAGACAAGTTCTACATACGCACAGTCAATAACGCTAAGCCCAATGCCTGGAAAGAGCTTATGACAGTGGGGCAGTATGGCGTGGGCCGCTCGGGCGCAGACGCCAATTTAGACATATTTCCAGCAGCAGATCTGAATGCGCTGGGTGTGGGGGCGGGATCCTACTACTATGGTCCCCTAGTTGGTGATGCGTCGAAATTGCCCTTTGACCCTAATGTGACCGGATACAACGCTGGGGTTTTATTTCATAGGCAGGCGGGCACAGCCGGGGGGCAAGTGGCGGTCAGCTCCAGTAACAGATTAGGTTGGCGCGGTCGGCGTGCTGGTGCTTATCACACTTGGCGCGAGGCCATGTATGTAGGTGAATACGGATTTGGTGGTGCTCAAGCTAACCCAACCTCATGGGACGCCCAAAAGACTGGGTGGTATTACCGATCTGGAGCTAAACCGGCTTGGGGGGGCGGGGGGTTTTTCCTAGACCTGGCCTATAACACAACCTCCTTTAACTCTGGTCTGCGTATTTCGACGGACCCCTATACCGATAACTTTTATATGAATGGTGCGGTATCTGGTCAAAAGACGTTCCGCAATGCCTGCAAACTTGTTCACGATAAAAATATTGTTGGGGATGTTGCTGGTGGGTCCGTCGTGCAGAGTGGGAGCAATGCAAGTGGTCAATGGCTGAGATTTGCAGATGGCACCCAAATTTGCTACGGCAATCAAAATTTCCCTGGCAACGGATGGAATGCCAAACCTTGGCACTATCCCTTGGCATTCATATCCAGACCTGTCGTTGCTGTCAGTGGTGGAGGGGACAATGGCGGATTTGCGGCAGCGCCAATTTTGGAGATCCAAAATACAGGAGTGATTTTCAGAAAAGTGACCGGTTCAGTTGAGAACGATAACTGGGCCGATTTTTTTGTCATCGCTATCGGAAGGTGGAAAGCATGACGTTTGAGGCTACGACAGTAGTGCCTAGTTCTAATAATTCCCGCACATGCGGGTTTTTTTTGCTGATTGTTTGTAGCCAGGTGGCAAGCATACGATACATAGGAGGATAGCAATGGCTTGGTATACCGCCGGGACCGTCAAGGTCGCCGCAAACAATGCCACGGTCACCGGAACCGGAACAAAGTGGCTCTCTGGGGCGCGTCAGGGTGAGGCATTTGTGGCACCTGATGGGCAGCTTTATGAAGTAAAGAATATTGCGTCAGACACATCGTTAACGCTGACGCAGGTTTATCGTGGTGCGTCTGCCAGTGGGCAGGCCTATGCTTTGGCTCCCATGCAGGGTTACGTCAAGGAGTTGGCAGATCGCGTCGCGTCGCTACTTCTGCTTTCCCAAACTGAATGGGAGTGGGATTCGGTTTTAAAAAAGACAGATTTGCAAGCTGCTCCTAACGATCCGACAGCCTGGAAAATTCTTACTAATGGTCGAGCATTCGGCTTGGGTAGTTTTGGGGCGGCAAACTCATATGATCATTGGCCCACGGCATCGCTTGACGATGTAGATGTCCCGGCAGGCATGTATTACGTAAGCACGGCGATTACCGACAGACCGACCACAGCGCCTGGTGTTGTATGGCATCGTCAGACCGGTACGGTGGGAGCCCAAATTTATGTCTCCTCCGATGGTGGTGTGGTTCACCGAGGGCGCCGGTCCGGAACATATCGAGCCTGGCTGAGCACCTTGAATGTCGGTGAATTTGGATTAGGTGGTGCTACAACCACCCCATCCAATGGCAGGGATAGTTCCAATCCATTTGGCTGGTACTACCAAACACGGGCGGTAACGTGGGGTGGTGGTTCTTTCTTTCTTGATATGCCCTACGGCAGCAATATGAATGCGGGGCTGCGCCTTTCTACCGATCCTTACTCCGATAACTTTTATTTAAATGGTGGGGTCTCGGGCAAGAGGGAATACCGCCCAGCCTGCAAGTTGGTTCACGACAAGAATATTGTGGGTGATGTGGCAGGTGGATCGGTTGTGCAGTCGGGGTCAAATTCAAATGGCAATTGGATACGGCTTGCCAATGGCACTCAAATTTGTCGTGGGCAAGTCACATTCAGTGGTAATGGCTGGAAGCCTTCCAGTCCAGTGATCTCTTATCCCATGGCGTTTATAGCGCCTCCCACCACGGTGATCCAGCCCCTGTCTGACGGCTCTGGATATTATGCCGTGCCTCAAATGGGGATGGGTTCAGGGGCGGGTAGTTTCTTTATTCGCGACACTGCCGGCATTGTGGATACTGGCACAAGTGCCGCAGTTGACTATGTAGCAATTGGAGTGTGGAAATAATGAATTTCATCATCAAACTATGCCCCCAGGTCCCTGTGGATATGGTCCAAAAGATCAGTCTGGAGCGTTCGGGCACCATTCTAAAAATTAACCAGGAAGAGCTTGATTTGTCCTTTATGTCCCCTGGCGATGTTCTGCCAGCCGGCGCAATCGAGCATCCCTTATTGAAGCAGGCCTCAGTTACCCGTCATGCTGACAGCGTCGAGATTGATCAACTGCTTTTTCATATCGCGGCGGATCAAACAGATCCGGCAGCATGCTTTCCTGAGCCGGTCGTGATCAGTGAGGACGGCTTGGTTGCTTTACCTGAGCAATGTCCATCGCCAGCGCCCGCCCCAGAGTTGCCTCCTGAAGCTGACTTTGAAACAAACCCTGAATTTGAAGTAAAGGAGGAAACCGATGCAGATCAATATTGATAGTAGTAAGGTCGTGACGGCAGCAGCTCAACTGCAGACGTATAAGGAAAGCAAGATTACCGCTTTGTCGGCAGCTTGCCGGGCGGCTATCAAGGACGGCTTTGAGTCCGAGGTTTTGGGTGAGCTTCACCGATACCCTAGTAATGAAACTGATCAATTGAATCTGGCCAGTAGTTTGGCTGATTCATTGTTGTCTGGTCTTGCCGCTAACTGGTCTACACCATTTTGGTGCGCGAACCACGCCGGCGATTGGGCTATGCGTATGCATACGGCTGAGCAGATTCAGCAATTGGGTCGAGAGGCCAAGGCACGCATTGTGAGTCTGATGCAGCGTAATGCGCTGTTGGCTGAGCAGGTTCAGCAAGCAAATAGCAAAGCCGAAGTGGATCAGTTTGAGTGGTCTGCGTAGACTTACCATTACTTCTTGAAAATTGCTCCCCGGCCCGCTTGAGCGGGTTTTTTTATGTCTGCTGCACCCATAAAAGGGATGCAGCAGACAGGGCAAATTTAAATAAGGAGAAGGGCCTGTGCTGAATAACGACGCCGCTCACCTACCCATAAGCACCGGCTCGGCCCTGCTTATTTATGGTTGGACGATGCAGGATTTTGTGCTGACTTTATGGGCGGCTTATGTGGTGATTTTGATTGTGACCAAGCTGCCGGACTTTACTCGTGCGGCCGCGCGGATTGTGGGCGGGATCCAGCGCGCCTGGCGCCAGCTCAAGGAGTGGAAGCATGGATCTGAAGACTAAGCTGGGTGCAGGGGTAGTCTCGGCGGCGATTGCTTTGGTTGCCGCCTGGGAGGGGCGCTCTTTGATCGCCTATGTGGACCCCGTCGGCATTCCGACTATCTGCGACGGCTACACACAAGGAGTCAAGCTGGGTGATATGGCCAGTCCGCAGCGTTGCGACGCCTTGACGGAGCAGGAGGTTCGTCGCGCTTTGAGTGTGGTGGATCGCTCCGTTAGCTATCCCTTGCCGGATGAGGTACGTGTGGCGCTGAGCAGCTTTGTTTACAACGTGGGGGCCGGGGCCTATGCCAATTCGACCTTGCTGCGCAAGCTACGGGCTCGGGATATAGCCGGAGCATGTCAGGAGCTGGATCGTTGGGTCTATGCTGGTGGCCGCAAACTGCGGGGGCTGGAGCGGCGGCGTCAGGCCGAGAGGCAGTTATGTCTATCAAGTCTGCATTAGTAGGGGCTGCTGTTCTGGCAGCCCTTTTTTTATGGGGGGCGCTTTATGGTCAGGAGCAGTATCGCAAAGGCTATGAGCTGGCCCAGGCGCAGACCAGGGCGGCACAGTTGCAGGCCGAGGTTCGTGCGCGCTTGATGGAGCAACGATTACAAAAGGAGGTCGAGGATGTTCGAGTCACTTATCAAATGCAGCTGGGTGCGGCCCAGCGTGTTGCTGTGGCTGCTCGCGCCGATCTTGACGGCTTGCGCAGCAAGCTCGCCGCCGCCAATGATCGTGTCGCCGCTCAGGCTGCCCGAGCCGGACATGCGCTGGATGCAAACGCCCGAATTGCCAGCCAGCTGCGCGACGTGGTCGGCCTGTGCGCAGAGCGATATACAGAGATGGCAGGAGTTGCTGATGGATACCGGAGCGCTTTAAGCGGTTTGCAGGGGTATGTGTTGGCCTTGAGGAAATAGGGCGCCACGGATGGAAACAGCCCAAGGAGTTAGCGCTTCGTGCGCTTAGCGTTGCAGGCCTTCGGTTTGATAAAACAGTTTCAGGTCGCGAGGGCTGCCTAGTCTGACTTTAGGCAAGGTGCTTGCCTCGAAAATGCTCAAGTACTTGTGGCGATTGGGCGGGGTCACGATGGCGATATGGCGGATCATTTGCCATTTCACACTATCTTTACCGCCTTCCAGGGCTCCACGACGGTTGCGCTCAAACAGGGTGCGCCGGAAGTAGCGCAGCAGGCTGGTAGCGGTGGAGACCTCTAGCACGATGAAACCTGTAGCGCGAGCCAGACGTGGGGCCAGGTGGCGCGTGTAGTTGCCTTCCATCACCCATTGTTCTTGCGCAATAGCTGCCTGGTGAAGCGCAACAAAATCGGCTTCGGGGCGGGGCACCCAGTTGCTATGCGGCAGGTGGTAGAGCTGATCCAGATGCACGGCCGGGATGGCCAGCTTGCGTGCGATCGCGTCAGCCAGGGTGGATTTACCGCTATTGGATGGGCCAAGAATGCAGATGCGGGGGCCTAAGTTCTCAAGAAGGGGCAT